CATACGTTCAGAAGCTGCCTTATGGTTGGGGTCAGTTTTGTCCAGATAAGACTTGGAGAATTCTTTATCTCGATAAAGACTCTCAATCTCCTCCTTTGCCTGTGCTGTACTAATACCTTGTCCTCCCATGCCAGATCCCACTATTAACTGATCATCTCCTAACATTTCTCCAATTTTAGAGAATGCTTTTAGTAATTCTGGATGATTCCCTAATCCTGTTTCATCCATTAATTTACTAAACTCTGGAGATGCAAATTGTGCAAATGCTCTTTGTGCCATATCAATTTTACTGTCATAGTTTCCACCCCACTCTCTTTTGAGTTCGATTTGACTATTAACAGCAAAATCTGCATCAGATTGTTCTTTAGCTCTACTATTATCTTCTTCAACTGATGCATATAGCTGAAGCATATTTGCCGCTTGATCTTGTGTAAGACCGATTTGGTGAACTGCATCCTTAAAGAAATTCAAATTCCCTTCTGGATCATCACCGAAATCGTAACCTTCTGGTGTTTCTGGTCTACCGATCTTATTGTAGAAATTGTCCCGTGATTCTCCTTCTTGTGGTAATTGTACAAGATGGTCGGGGTTCCCACCTATTTTTTTAACTGCATTTACATATGATTTTGCTAAGTTATCTACAGATGTAAATGTCTGAAGGCTTGGTTCATTTCTCAAGCTCTCAGGTAAGGATGATGTGTCGAATTGCATTCTGTCAAAATGAGATGCTTCAGATACTCCATCACCTCCTCCAGAAGCAACTTGTCCTGATGACTCAGGGGTTGATTCAGTAGTTTCTTCCATTATTGTCTCCTTTTTAGACGTTCTTGTTCTTGAAAATCATGCCGTCTACGAATTGTTTCGAGATCGGTCTGTACATATTCCATGATCTTTAGCACAACAGACCTTTGTCCTTCTTGGAATGCTGATACATAAGGATCAGGAGTTTGAGAAGTTTTATAAACATGATAATCTTTTGAAAGAAATGTAAGAATATCTTTCCCTTTATCACCTTTAAATACTTCTTTAAAAAGTTCTCTTTTAATACGTTCTTCGTTCCATCTCATGCGGCTCTAGCCTGTGATCTTTTTGCTTCTGCATTAGCTTGTTTTTCATCAACTTGTGCTACAACTTGTGCTTGTTGTTGTTCCATCATTGCTCTTTGTTGTGCTTCTTGTTTTTGTATCATTTCTTGTACTTCTTCTGTTGATCTAAGATTAGACGCTGGAACTTGTAAAACTTCAGCAGTATTTTGTAATATTCTATGAGTATCAAAATACATAGGTATAGTTTGATCAATTTGTGCTAATGGCATTATCATTTCAAATAATTGAACCATTGAATTTACTTCTCCACTCCTTAATGAAACAGAAATTGGATTTAAGTATTCTATTCTATATCCTACATTCTCTAATTCTTTTGGAGGTTCACCAAGCATCATTGATCTCATTAATATATTAACAGTTCGTCTTATTAGTGGATCAAGAAATTCTGTCTCCTGTCTAGCTAAAATCGGACCAAGTACAGGCATCCTTTGTCTCATTCTTACAGAAACTTCTGTTGCTGAAAACCTAAATACGTCACCATCTGGTGCAACTGGTCCTGGTAATTCTAAAACATCAAGGAAGAATCCTTCTTTTATTGAATTAACTAATTTAGCACTCAAGTCTTGAGCATATTCAACTCTACCTGCATTTGGTGCAGGAAATATCATATCCTTGCCACCAACTCCTACATTATAATAATTTATTGCATCAGGAGTTGTATCAAGAGGATCTAATAATCCAGAATCAGGGACAAACATAGGAGGTGCAATTGCTTTTTGTACACCTTTTAGATATACCTTCTCTACTTCATTCATTAATCTCATATCAGGTAGTACTTCCCATGCTGGACCTCTACCATATATTTCTCTATCAGATCGTTCCCATCTTGCACAAACATAAGGCATTTCATTATAGCCCCCTACTTGTAATACCTTTTTCTGATCTTTTAAATATGTTATTGCAACAAAAGGTTTATCCCATTTATCACCTAAGAAATCCATAAGTGTCCATGAGGGAGTTACTAGATGAACAACATCTACGTCCTCTAGCATTTTATCTCCAAAGCCTTTTTTTACAATATCTTCTGGTAATGTTTCTACTGGATAACGTGAAACTAAATCTTTTGCTGTTTGTTTATAGACTCTATAAATTGTATCAATCTCCATTTCGCCACCAGCAGATAAGATACAATCCGATAAAGGGAAGTTCCGAAAACGAGGACCAACACCAGGAACATCCTCCACAAAAACGATGCCAGTACCAAATGCACCTGCTTCCAGATAATATTGAAATACTGCACTATGGAAGTTCGAGGATGGTCTTGAGATGTGGTGTTTAATGACTCTTGTTGCATTTTCTAACCATAGTTGAACGTCTCTATTTTGATCAATAGCGGCAATACCACTTGTTAATTTAAACCACTCAGCACCCATTGGAGTAAAGACATTGTGTATTTGAGATGCAAATCTTTTTAATGCTCTCATTGCTGTGCCTTCAAATGCCATTTCTAATCGTTCATCACCTAATGATCGTTTAGATGTGAAATCTGACCTATGAGGTAATACATATTCTGCTAATTCTTGCCAATTACGTTCCCACGTTGATCTTTTCCCTTTAAGATATTCAAAATGTTTATCTATTCTTGTTCCAAGAGGATCTTTTTCCGAATATGCCATAAAATTAACCTACTATCTGACCAGTTACAAGTGATTTTGCTTTTCCTCTAGTTGGAGTTGCAAATGTGTTTTGTGCTACAATATCTCTTCTTCTAGCTCCTACTTTCCCTAATGGATCACCAGAAAGAGTAAAATCCAGTAAATTATCCTGAGGTGATTCTTCTTCTCGAGGTTGATCAGCTGAACCTTTTGCAATTATATTATGGAACCCTGCATATTGATCACTTCCAAATAAAAGACCTCTTGACATAACATCACCAAAAATATTCCTTCCACCTACGGCATCATCCCACCAGTTTGCTGGGCTGGAAATAAGAGAGTTACCTTGATTTTTATTTAGAATTTTATTCATTCCCTTTAAACTTTGTTCACCAAATTCTCCTGTAATTCCTGTTATACCTTCCTCTAACTTTCCTCCTATTTCTCCTGCTTTATCTCCAAAATCTGAAATATTACCTGCCGCATCTTGAATAGTATCGTCATTATCTTCATATAAATCTTGTAATCCTTCTTCTAACCCTTCTTTTGCATCTTGGAGTGTTGTGTTAATACCACCTGCAATATCCCCAATGTTAGGAGGAGGAGGAGGGTCAAAACTGAAGTCAAGGGATATAGGAGGACGTGGACGTGGAAAACTTATTCCACCACCTCCCCATGATATTCCTCTACTAATTCCTTGATTAATCAAACTAATTGGTTTTGCCATATTATCCTTTTATGCTAGTGATTTAACTGACTGACGACCAGATAGACCTTTAGTCTTATCTGTGTGTAACCTACCTAAAGTCATTTCTTGTTCTCGTCTTAAAAAAGAAGATATTTGATCAGGTCTTTGCCAATTTCCTTGATTAATTAAACTTGGATCCTCAGAACTAGAGTCAACATTTGCACTACTTCCACCTCCATGTTGATGGGCTGAAGCATATTGAGTACCAAATGCATGATGGCTTGCTTTCATACTTTGATCTTCTGCTGTATCTCCCCATCGTTTAGTTGTCCCTCCAGGTTTGGAAAAATCCCATGTCCCCAAGTCTCTTGACTTGTTATAACCATATTGAGCAATGCCTTGAGCTATAGGTCCAACCCCTGTCGCTTGCCACACACCCTCACCAACTTTAGTTAATGTTTTTCCTAGAAATGCTTTCCTATGTTGTTTATACCCTTTATTAAAGGTTGTTAACATGGATTGTCCAGTTCCAGCATATTTATCACCAAAATCTGCCATTCCTTGTGCTAACCTATTCCAAGAACTACCAAAACTACCACCAAACTTCATTATTCCTCCTATGCATATATTCGTTTTTCAACAGGAAAGTAATTCCATTCCCCAGGACCATTCCCAATAGCTTTACGTTTACGTTTTTTGTTTTCTCGATTAAGAGTAGCAAATTGTAGTGATTGAGTAGCATATCTAGTTGCACTCATTAAATCATCAAGATTTTTTACAATTTTACCATCTTTTCTATGATACATTCTTATTTCTTCATACCAATCATTTAAATAATTAAATACCTTAAAACGACCAGTTTCCATTCTTTGTAGCATTTCCATGATTCCAGGTTCGATAGTTATATCACCAGCAGGATTTTTAAAGTGAGTATGTAACATTTTTACACCTTGTTTCCTATATATATCTGCTAATGACTGTCCTGACCCTTTATCATGCTGTGATCCATCATGAGGCCATACAACAGGAATCCATGCACCTCTTTCTTTTATTGCAGATGCATGTATTACTGGTGTTGCTGAAGATTGTCTATAACAGTCATAAACATAAACTATATCGCTATCACGATCCCATGCAAGCCACACAGCGGCAGTAGGATGATCCCAACCGAAATCTATACCACATACCCGAGGCCAGTATTCTGGTATAGCAAATGGCTCACATCGGATCTGATCTTCGACATTTGGAAAAACTAACCCTGATCCAAAAACAGGGATACCTTTAGATCTCATTTCCCTCTCATGAGGAGGTAATGCTCTTAATATTTCTTCTTTTACATCATCATTTAAATGTGGTGCATCATCCCATGTTGCAGAGAATAAAGCCTGAGAATCACCTAATTTTGTCATAAACTGTGTTACTACAGGAGTCATACCTGTTTCTGGAGTAAACGTCATGTATACTAATCCTCCAGTTTTTAAAGAAGCTCTAAGTGCCTGAGAGTAAATATCTTGTGGAGGTTCCTCATCAAGCCATACTACATCAACAGCTTTACCCATCCATTGTTGTTTACCCTGCTCATATGATTTAAACATAAGTTTCGAGTTTTTCCCTGAGGCGTGTTTTATTACTACACTTTGTATCGCATTTGGAATTCCTGGAAGTCTTAAAGGTTGTCCTACAATTAAATCTCTAGGTATTGCACCTTTACCATAGTCTTCTGGATCTCCAGGTTCTCCAAGTAATTCTGCTTGGACAATATCTCTTGTATTTCCAGTTGTATTACCTGCCGCCCAAACTGTAACTGGACGTTTAAATCTTGCTCCAGTCCACCAATCAGGATAAAGACCAGTAAGATGCATTGCAAGTTCTACAGCACCACAATATGTTTTACCTGTTTTATTTGCCGCCATTAGCAAGCGTTGACGAGCTAATTTACCACTATTATCTTTTGCATTATGAAATCTCTTTTGATATTCATAAGGCTCATATTGTATTAGCTTATTAGTTTCTTCTGCTTCTACAATTGCTTCTGCTATTTGAATGGCACGTTCAGCATTACTCACTAAAATGTCTCCTCACCCATGAATTCTTGTTCATATTCATTTTTTTTCTTCTTTTTACTTAACATATTCTTTTGTTTTTTCCTTATTTCTTTTAGATTAACACTATTAATCTGCGAGAGTTTAGATTTTTTAGGTTTAGGTTTTTCAGCTTTTTTATTCTTACCATAATCAGGATGTTTATCTGTCATTACCCAATCGTTCCCTTCTTGTACCCATTGTCCACCTTTAGAATAGACAGGTTTTTTAGTATCTGTTTTTTTAGTAATAATCGATTTTTTATCTTTTTTAGTTGTTGTATTAGTTTTTACAACTTTCTTTTTAATTGGTCCTTCTGCAAATCTTCCAGAAGCATTTTTATAGTCTTTGCCTTGCCTTAATGAATCTTCAAATATTGCTTTTTCAGCCTTATATTTAAGATCTTTTAACTTTTCCTTGTTACTCATAGGTTGTCTGTTAAATCCTTGATCACGCCATGCCCCTGCTTTTGTAACATTACCAGATGCATCTTGTTCTTGCCCTGTTACCATAGGAGGAGGACTAAATTCTGGATCATGAGAACCTGGAGCAGTAGCTTCTTTACCAGTTATTTGGTAATATGCATGAGCTTCTTCTCGGGTCATAGTCTTTTTATCAAATGTATCTCCATATTTTTTAAGAGCATCATGATATCTACTTGCTTGTCTAACAGGATTTAAATTTTGTTTCCCACCTAACTTGTTTGTTCCCCATCCAAATTCTTTAGTATATTGCCAGAGTTGTTTTGGTCCTTTATCTCTGTTTTCTCTACTTCGTAATAATTGAGTATTATCAGGATCAGCATATATTCCTGCCCAATCCTTACGAGATAATGTTTTCCCCTTATGTTTTTGTTTAACAAAGTTTTCAGCATATTCGTGTGGAGGAGATAATCGTTGATGTAATACTTGTAATGGTACAATATGATCTATTTCTCCGCCTCTTTCCCCATAACCACTATTCCTGATTTCTATTCCAGATGTAGGAGAAATAGGATTCCTAGTTATAGTACTTTTATTTTTAATTTTTTGTCCTATTTCATTTAGTGTAATTAAAGGTGGTTGAACAGGAGTCTGACTTTTGTTAAGTTTGTTTCTTAACTTAATATTATATGATGGATGAACTGGATTCCCTTTTGGATAAAACGTTGATCTATTATATTTATGCGAAACATTTTTTGAAACTTTTCCAGATGCATCTGTTTCAAATGGTTGATAAACTATTTTAGCATCTTGCCTCCTTACATTATTCTCAGATTTAACAACCTCTGCTCCAGATCCAATAGATTTACCTTTTTTATCTTCTCCTTTATTTGGTTTACGCCTCCCAAACATTTCAGAAATCAGCTTCTTTTTTCTTTCCATGTATTTCATTTAAACCTCCAATTCTTCTTCATGGCTTTATTTGCTAATGTCGAACCTTTTTTATAATCTTCTTTTGACTTTTTCCACCATGCTTGAATTCTATCTAATGGAGTTTTTGTTCCTGTTACATGAAATTTATCTCCATGTTTAACTCTCGTTTGACTTTTTGCAAATTTTCTTATCTTTGTTTTATCATAGTCAACAATATTATCTAAGTATCCACTTTGACCTTCAGAGTATTCTTTAAAAGGAGCAACAACTCGTGGTGATGTAATCATGGATAATGATTGTCGTGTAATATCTTTTACAGAAGCATTATCCGATTGTTCTTTAACAATTGCTCTTGCTTGCCAGGGGGTTACTAAATAACTTGCTAATCCTAATCCAAAACCTAAAGGTAGCATGCCTGTAGTGCGAGTTAATATATTTCTAGCACTTGATCCTTTTGTGGATTTACTTAATTTTTTCTTAAGTATATCAGGATGCCTTTTCCCTCCTCTTTCGTTACGTTCTTTTATTTTTATATTCCTAAACTTTGCATACTGTTTCTTATTTTCTGCATGATCTTCGGGAGAAACCTGACTTAATAGCTCCACTCTCTTTTTTTCTTCATCTGTTGGTATATAACTTGGTGTTATTTCCCTCTCTGTTGTAATTTTACCTCTAGCATCCACATCTCCTTCCTGACTTACCCTTTGTTCACCTCTATCATAATCTCTTTCTGTAACTTTATAAGGTATATCTGGATTGCTGATCCCCATTTTTGGATCAATTGTTCGTGTTTCTTCATTGAAATACCCACCTCCACCTAATGTTACCAAAGGCTTAGTATTAGATGCTTCCCTTTTTGTACCCCATCCTTCTATTCGGGCTTGTTTTTCTATATTCTCAAATTCCTGTACTTTCAACTGTCTATCTTTTTGTTCTGTACTAACATCTGACGTTGAAATCCCTATTGATTGTTTACTATCATCATGAAGTTCCAATATATCATCTCCGACATCTCCATAAAGTAATCTTTCAACATTAGACAGGCTTTCTTTTTTATTTGCCGTATATTCTTCTGGAATCATATTCCAACTTGACTCTAAAGACTTTAATGAAGAACTGATAACACTTTTTCTATCTCCTAATATATCTTTGTTTTTGATAGAGACAAAAGGAATTGCTTTTCTGTATCCTGTAACGGTTAGAGGCTTTTCAAACTCAACTGCGCCTGTATTCCCTTTGTGATAACCTCGAGTTAGCACACTCTTCGTTATTTTTTCTTTGACTGTTTTGGGCTTTAATATTGTTCCTCTATTAACGACATTCAAGTATCTACGACGAATTGGGACTTGATTGCCAGTTTCCATCTTAGAAGATATTTTGTATGTTTCTGGAAGTTCATCAGCCATATGATCAACAAAAAAAGAATGATCTCCTGCTGAAACAGGGGATTGATGTCTATATCCTTGAGGTGCCTCATCTATAGGATTCCTCCCCACCCCTGTTGGGGCATTCCATGCTCGATCCCACCCTTTCATATCAGCAAGTCTTTCCTGGGTTAATGCCGTTGCTTCATTCCCTTGAAATTGGAAGTTTAAATTTTTATTTTGTAAAAAATCAAATGCTCCTTGTTTAAAATCATCGCTATACTTACCTTTAATGTTAACCTCATCTATAAATTGATTTATCAGTTTGTTGCTTTCACCTACTTTTGGTATATGTCCTTTTTTCATTTTTTCAGCTAAGTTTTCGTATAAATTCCTAGCGTCTCTTTCATGTGACCCCTCAACAAATGTCCTTTTCCATTTCTGTGATTTCTCGTCCCACTTTCTGCCTCCACCTCTTGTAAAAGTAATAGATGCAGTAGTCATGTCTTTTATTTTCTGATCTCTTACTTGTACAGCTTTTTTGAATCCTTCGTCTTTCCCTAAAGCCTTTTGCCAGTATCCTATGTCTTTATCAGTTAAAAATTCTCTTTTTACAGATATGTTATGTCTTTTCCCAATATCTTCTAGTATAGCTCCAAAAGAAGCATGTGATTTAAGAGGATAGTTTCTTGGTATAGGGAATTTTCTATTCTTAGATGCTTCTCTAGCCGCATCCACATCAGGGATATAGTAATCTTTGCCTCTATATTTTACTGTTTCACCAAATTTACTTCCAACACCTCCCATATAACCTACAGTTCTACCTCCAGGTGGGGGTTGGCTCCAAACTTCCCCTGATTTTGATAATGCTGTCTCCCTATCTGGCACAACCCAAGTAATATGAGGGCGATTTTTTGCCAATTTTACAAATTCTTTCTCAAATTCTGCAACATCGGCTCGGTTTGTAAAAAATTTGTCTCTTCCTAGCCCTTTTACTTGAACAAATGTCTTTTTAAAGGATTTTTTCTCCATATTATTTTGAAAACTCTTCTGAACAGGAGCTTTGATCCGTTTTTTAACTCTTTTCTTTTCTTCTTCAGCCATAACTTTCCATAAATCTTGTTAACAAAGGTCCATCAAGTCTATAATTGTGGGGTTGTTCGTAAGAATGCATACGGATTAAAAATTCAACTCCTTCTTGAGAGGAAGTGTTGTTCCAGAGTTCTTGGTATCGTTCTGCTGTTTCCAATTTTTCAAACTCCATTAACGAATCTACTTTTTGTGAAGTATCTTTTGAAAAGAATCCTGTTGTTGGTACTAAATCATAAAATCCGTCTGCATTTAATGCAATTGTTATTTGCTCAGACATAAACAACAAAATCTCTTTGAGTCTTTGTTACAGGTTTAGCTTCCTTTTGCTTTTTTATCTTTTTTTTGCCTAGCGTAGCTTCTTTAGCTTCTGCTTTATCCTCTTGCTTTAATCCTGTTAATATAGTCTTCTGCCTCTGATACTCGGACTTAACACTTTCATTCTCTTGTTTTTCTTCATCTGTTAACTTACGTTCTTTTTCTATATCAGGTAACATACCTCCACTTAACAAAGTCTTACCTGCATAGTTGTGTTCTCCACCATGAGGATTTGAAGCATAGGGCTTCTTATCTGTTTTATAAGCATGGGATCCAGGCATTACTTGTCCTCTTTCTTAATTAACTTCTTAAGTCCCTTGCCGTATTCTTCCCAAGTCTTTCTATATTCAACTTCAAGTAAGTCTATCCAATCTTGGAGACAATCTAACTTAAATAAGTAATTGTCTTTTTCAAATCTTTCTTTAATTGCAATACTTCCTTCACCATATTCGTTATCACATATTAAATTAACTGCTATTGCTTTTTGCCTCATTTTACTCTCCTGTTATTTCGGGTCCACTTATTTGCTTCCTTGTCCTCATTGAATGTATTAACACTTTTGCTCCATCTTTTCCAACAAGAGCAATTAACTGTTCGTTCATCTCTTCAATATTCCTACCTATTGCATTTTCATCATATGCCTTATATCCTGCTCTATCCAAAAGATCTTTAGCCGCACCTAAACGGACTGTCTCACTCATTGCAGAATCCATAAGACTCTCAACACATGCTAATGCCTTTGGACCACTTTGCCTCAAGCGTTCCTGCATCCTCTTGTTAATCTCTTCCTGGTATTTCCTCTTTAGACTATAACCATTATTTCGGTTAACCTTATACCCTCCTTCTTTCAGAGATGCTAAAACATTCCCTGTCTCTACATACGTCTGGATAAACATTTCACTATTCGCCATGTCTACTCCTGTAGTGAGGGGTCGTAGGGAGAGAGTCTACTAACCCCTCCAAGTTTGTTAATTTAAGCTGTAAGCATCTTATGGGGCAACCTACAACCTAATTGAATGTAGCAAGTTCCATCTCACTACATAAAAGATTCTTCCAAATCTGTTTCAATATGTCAAGTGTTTTAAATATTTATTTTTTATCTGTTATATAACTTAACACTCTTTATTCTCCAATTTAGGGGGATAGGACATTCTATAGGGAGGCGACAACACGTTTTGGGGTAGGGGGGGGTGTCGAGAAGCATACATGTTAAAAGTCTAAGCTCCACACACACTACGCAAAAAACCTTTTTACATGTGGAGAGTAGTGCATAGACTGTATATCTGTTAACATCTATAAATGTACAAAGACAAATCTAGATTGTAATAGATATATAATTATATAAACAAAGATACCTGTATATATATAATATAATAATATACTAGTATAAAGAAATATAAACAGATACGCTTTGTGTCTCTCTATGAAATTCTGTTCTATCTTAATACCCTGTTGGTCTCTTTTTATTAAGTAAGATCTTAATGTTTATCTCGCCTTTGGCTCGATTGCATATAGATCCGTATAGTGCATTCAGCATTATACACACTTTAACACACTAAATAGAGGTAACTATGAACACTGATAAACTAAATAAGTCACAGCTTCAAGAGATGGTTAAGCAACTAGCATCCAAACTACACGATGCAGAACAGAACCAGAAGCCTGTAACAATAGGTCGCTTAGTCATGCTTCAGAGTAAAGATGCAGACAAGTTCAACGCTTTTGGTAGCATTTCTGTATCTAAGGAGCAGATAAAAGCTCTAGCAGAGGATGCAGAGTCTAGTGATTCTGGCTATGGACAGCTAGAGTTTATGATGTCTGAGTCTTTACAGAGATTCTGGCAGGTAGATCCAAATACTGGAAAACCTGCTCCGACATACTTTAGCACCACAGGGAGTAAAGCAGAATACTGCACCTACTCGCAGTGGATGAAGGAGCATCCAACGAGCAAGAAGTACAGACTCGCTGGATAAGCAACAGGAGGTGGGGTCAGTCGGCTTCGCCTCCTTCCCTGGGAAATTAACCAATGTTTCACGAACCACATTTGGAGAGAAACTATGAGTAATTCAGATTATATGCAATGGAGTATAGCCTATGGAATGGAAGGAAAAAGTGATCCAAGAAGGGTCAGATTTCATGAAGAAGAAAAAGAAAGAGGGTTTTACCACGATGGAAACGGAGAACCCTCAGATGCATACCTCGATCCAGAACAAGAGCTTTTCTTTAACTGAAAAGTTCGTCACAGGATTTATTGCAATAGCTTTAATATGTTTAGCACCAATAATTCCTATATTAATTGCATTTGGCGTAGGGCATTTTTCACGCTGGAATGCAGATAAACTTAGACAAAGGAGATACTATGAAAGACATAACTCAGAAGGACGTTAACGAAGCAATAGTAAGTGGTGTTCAACCAGCTATTGAAAAAGGTGCATCTTTACTAGGAAAAGCGAAGCCAGCACCATCAGTAATAAATAAGATCGTAACTAAATTTTTTAGTTTCGTTTGGAGTCTCATATGTTTTCCATTTTTACCAATAATAAACATGTGGAGGAAAGCATGACAAGCTCTAGTAGGTTCATGTGGGTGTGTTTTGGATTATTAGGATTACAAGTAGCAAATTTTGTAAATACGATGCTAATTTTACAGATACATTCAACATTACAGTACTAATGAGAAGCTGGGTGGGGCAAAAAGCTCCACTCAGTAAAAAAATGAAGAAGCAAACTGTTTTCCGAACAGCATTTTGTAAATTTTTTTAATCATAAGGGAAATATGAATGTAATAAATTTTAAACGAAACTCAACCAAAGAAGAACGAAAAAAATCAATAGATAAATTAGAAGTAGTAGAACAGTCTTTAGTATTTGCATTAGACCAATGGAGAGCAATGGGGAATACTATTAACGAAGCAATAATATTAGAAGCATTAGAAGAATTAAACAATGTAAAGAAATTAGATGAAGCAACTGATCCAAAACACTTAAACTAGAGGTTAACATGGAAGAAACAGGAATAGATTCAATAGTTTGGAAATTAATTCGCCACTTAGAATTAATATCAGATAGAATAGAAAACTTAGAGAATGAAGTTAAGCTAAACTATCTTCATCAAGAAGAACTATTAAAAAGGATAGGTAACTATGAAAAAGAAGGAAACAATACTTAATTATTGTGGTTGGTGTGGAGCATTATTAAAGCTACAACCAGGACCATTCGTAAAGGAAGGAGAACATACGTTCTGTAATCAGGCTCATGCATATGAATATCGTATATCGCAAGAACCTATTGATAAACAAAAGCAAATGGGAGGTTTCTAATGTTAGAACTAGCTAAAATTGAACAACGAACATTCCCCACATTGGGAGAATTAAGAGATTATGTCGAAGATGAGGACATGTTAACAAATATTCATAAAGTCAATATGAATTTTGCATCATTTGAAATGAAAGATGATAAGAAATTTGTATTTACACAATATAATCCAAATACTCTATCAAAAGAGTATGAATTTACTGAGGATGCAGTAAAGAAGTTATTTTCAATAATAGGATGTTATAATTTATTTCCTGCAATGATGTTAAAAAGCAGCTTTGGGATGGCAACAGCTTATATTAACAATGTTCTAGCAAGAACAAATCCTTATATAAAGAAATTGAATGGATATAATTTCATTGAAAAAGACAATGTAATATTAGGATTTTTTAGTAATAAATATGTCTATATTAAAAACAAAGATATATTAAATGAAACAACCAGGTTATGTGGTTTAGATGATACTAATTCAAACTTTGACTTTACAGAATCAAGTCTTGTTAACACAAGGATGAATCTTAGAGTTATCAATAAGTTAAAAGGATTTAAGATAAATGACTATAGTAAAGAAACAGATGATTTTTGTAATTTAGGATTTGAATTAAGGAATAGTCATTTAGCAGACACATCACTACATACAAAATTATATTATGAAAGATTAATTTGTGCAAACAAAATGATTTCTCGTAACAACCAAATACATTCTACAGTAGTACATAGAGGTGATGCAAAAAGTAAAATCCAAGACTTAATTGCAAACACTCAAAAAGGATACGAAGAGCTTAAGCATAGAATAGATACACTCTTAGATATAAGATTTGATCTAAGAGATCATGCACGTCTTGGTACTGATGAAACCTGTACTGCTTATAAACTTATAGATACTGATGCACCATTTAAGGTTTTACCAGAATTAAATAAGGTTAAGTGGTTTAACCCTAAAAAGAAATCCAAAGATGCAAGTAACGAGAGAGTAAAGTTGAATGCAAATATTAATACATTGGAGAATATGCATAATAGGTATCCTGGAATATGTTCAAATATATTTAACAGTAAATATAAAGCTGACAACGAAAAAAGCATGTTCGATTGGACAGAAATATTTACTGAACGAGCAAATAACAGTAATTATAGTATCACAGAGAGGGAGCAAATACAAGAAAATGTAGGTAATTTAGTAGAATTTATTGCTAAAAAGAAAGCTCATTTTCATTCCGTAAGAGACTTAAACACGAATCAGTAGTAGTTGAGTTCTACTGATATGCGACATGGATGTTGCAAGTTAGACAGTATATCTATGAATGAACCCATCAAATTATCGTGGGTTCCTACAGAGGTGGAAGGAGGATTCTTGGCTACGCTATGTTTCATAGCAAGGCTGGGCGAGGAGGTGACTGGATAGATATACTTCTAGGGTTAGGGGTGGGTGCGCAAATTAATTGGACAACGAGAGGCAGGGAGAGGAGGAGGTCTGGTGAGGAAATATAGCATCGCTGAATCAGGGC